AAGATAGTTTTCACTAAGGCAACGAAACACCACTGGTACATCACTTTCAAATAATTTCTTACCCGAATGAATGCGTTTTTCTTTTTCAAACTCTTGTCGTTTGCGGGTACTGAAACGACTTACAGGATCACCATATATACTACGATGCTTACCCTTATGATCGGGAAAGTAGAGTACATAGTTTGTGGGATATTCTTTGTATTGACGCTTTCCGTTCTGGTCCCGTTCAACTACAAAAATTCTATCGTCATCCCTAGAATGAACCGCATCAACGTAACTCAAAGTGTTTTACCGACAGTTTCTAAGATAGTGTTAAGTTCTTCATGGTCTGCGTTTGTTTGACCAAGACTTGCTTTGTGTGCGACAGTAATTGCCTTTTTGAGAATACCGGGTTTAACTTCTAGTTCCTCACTAATAGCCTTGACAGTTTCAGATAATCCCTCACGTAGAGTATCAATCTCGTGTAATACTACCATTCCTTCGTTAATCAATTGTGTTAACTTAATCTTTTGATCTCCGGTAAACATTTTTGCTGACATATAAATCTCCTGTGAAGTAGTTAGTATACTACATCTGCGAAACAAAGTCAACTATTTTACTGAAATATTTCTGGATGTGCTTTACCAAATACTTTCATATATTTTCCGGCACTCATATCTGCTAACATTTCAATTGGGCTACCTGGATAGCTGTCACCCGGTTTAATCATATTCAATTCACCTTGACGCACATGGGTAAGTTCATGAAATACAGTACGCATAATATCAACCATATTACGATTAGCAACGTATACCCAAACACTATTGTCATTTGTACTATGACGACCGGTATGATGCCCTTCTTGTGCTTCTTCAGTATCGTAACTGAATTCAAATTTAGGTGTTGATTGCAAATTAAGTTGTTGACTAGCCCACTGAATGAATTTCTGCATTATTGGATTATCTTCCAAGAAGTTTGGTTCATCGTTTGCTTCATCTAGTTTATTCTTAACCCATTCATCCGGTGATCGTTTGAATTTGTGAACAAACAAGTCATGCAATGCTTTGCTAGTAATACTATGTCTATTTGCTACTTGACGCATTAATTTGTCAATGGTAGTATAATCGTGCTTTTGTAGTGAAGGCAAACGTTTAGCTAATTCTAATGCAGCGGATTCAATAATGATGTGTTCTGTGAGCATTATATATTTATCAAAAGTGCTCACTTTAACGAACTAAATGGGTAGCGATTCCTATTCGTTGGCCAGCAGCCGGCCACACGGCCCTAAGGGTGTTCTTTACCAAGAACTTTCTTTAAGTTCTAGTGTGTATTTGTCAAATCTTTTTAATCGTGCTAAGAATTCATTGGATTCTTCTGATACTATTCCAGTTAGTTGTAGTATGATTCTATCGGAAGCACCTGCATTTGCACTAGCATAAGAAGTTTTGTGCCAATCAACACTATATACATCTCCTGCTTTCCATTCAGTATGTATATCATTATCAAAGCAATAGAAATGCCCCGGCTCCCAATCTGTTAAATGAATGCAGATTCTTTTAATAGTAAAGGGATTATCCAAATGATAATGTTCTAGATTGTCTTTAATGAAAGGGCTTACTTTATTTGTCTTTTGTATATCTAAATTAATATTGCAATCTCTAAGTTTTAATAGATTGCTTATTTGTTGGAGCAATTTATCATTGATATTACTCCAATCACCTACGAGTTTACCTAATTTTGTAATGTTCATACTGATATTTAGTATGAAATACTGTTACCAATATTAATCATCACTCTTACCGCACTTGGTTCTTTTAGCTTGTGTGAGTTTACCAAAATCAACAGGCCATTCTTGTCCAGGAGCTAATTCTTTAAGTTTTGATGGAAATGCATAGTGTACCCCTGCTGCTTGTTGAATCTGTGCTATTGGTAATCTAAATTTAGTTAAGTCATTGCCTAAGTTAGGATAAGGTGCAACATGAGGGAATGCCCAACCTGCTACTTCGTGTGTTTGATTATTGATAACAATTTTATAAAAACCATGCGGAACAACAACACCGTCGCCGATTTTCTTATCTTGTTGATTATAAACTCCACCTACATAAATTGTAAAACTTTGATTGAGTTGAACAGCCCAACCACGTACACTTGTTTCTAGCAACTTCCATATACCACGATTCAATGAACCGGCTTGTGGACTCATGTTAGTCATTAAGAAACTTTCAAATTCTACTTGTGTGTCCCATGACAAGTCACCATCTGGACTCATGTGACCCTTATCATATCCGGTAGCAGCATAATCATCTGGCTTAGGACCATTTGGTACACTTTGGTCAATAGCAAAAGCATTTGTTCTTGCTACACAACCTAATGCATTTTGTGGCATTAATTCATATGTTACAAACTTAGGTAATTTTGCAAGGGCATCATATCCAACTAGATATGCTTGACGGCAAATAGGTTGTACACCTGTTGTTTGTGGGAATCCGTATGGTGCATGTACTTGACATTGCTGCACTGGATTTGGTGCTCGTTGTGTCCAAGCTGATGCAGTAAATGATACCGCAAGTAATAATAATACTAATAATGATTTCATGTTTAACTTACTTTGAAAAGTTTTGCATATTCTGCAAAATTATCTTGTCTATCCTGCAAACCTTTTAGTGCAGGATTAATTTTATATGTTACGGTTCTAGTATCTGCAAAGTTTGTGATATTTTTTGTTTTGTTTTGCCAAAACCATACTGCAATCTTTGCAGCAGTTGCAGGGTCAGAAGCTAGTTGTGGGTTATTTAATAAGTCAAGACCCAATGCCTCACTTGCCATACGATAATTGTCACGTCCAGTTAATTGAATATATCCCCTACCATGATAACGTACACCATCACCTGCATGTTTGTTACCTAATATCTTAGCAGTCTTTGGTGCAAATTGTGGGTCATATTTTTTCTTATAATAATTATTGCCACCCCTTTCATCCATGTGAGTAAAATCAAAACTCTCATGTTTTAATTGTGCTAAAAATTGCGCTAGTTCTGTTCCAGTTATACCGGCTTTTTCTGCTATACCAGCCAGATATTTTTCTGTGCCGTCTAGTAATGATGTTGGTGTTTGTTGTACTTGTTGAGTAGCAGCAGGTTGTTGTTGTTGTGATTTTTCAGGTTGATTATTAATTGCATGTTGTGCTCCTAGTGCACCTAAACCTAATGCACCTGCAGCCGCCCATTGTTTCCAACCTTCTTCTATATCCTCATCATCTAATTCAACTAGTTGTCTATATGGTTCATCACCGGACCATCTTGTTCCCTGATCCATTGCTTCTTCTAATGCAGTGCTTGCATCAAATGGGTTTTTAACTAATTGACCAGTCTGACTAATTAATCCTTGACTCATTGCTTGAATCATACCATCTGTGACAAATCTTCTACGATTTGCACCACGCAAGAATACATTAACTTGAATAGGCTCGTCACCTTTCATTTTAATCCAGTGTGTCATTCTATTGCGACCTTCGTGGTTAATCACTTTACCTAGTTGACTGAAATCTCCATCTTCCCATTCAACTGGATCCTTAATCTCCAAGAACGGATAAGCAATCTTTCCCCCACCTTGCATATGCTTTTCAACATCGGCATTTCTATCACTTGATCCCAATGGATGTGATAGTTTTAAGAATATACTCGGACGCATTTTTACTTTGAGACCAAAGTAATCTACATCAGTTCCTTGAGGAGTTTCTCCCCATCCTCTTGGGTCAAGTTCTGCTTCATTTACGTCAGACCCCCAGTACAAACTCTTGCCTCCCTTTTGAATCGGCTTAAATCCCTGACCTTTATAGAACTTAGTTAATTTACTTTGACTTACTTGTCCCTTGTCCCACGGGAACAAAGTAAGAGCAATGCCATCTTCGCGAGCCATTGCTTGAAGTTCTTGCATTGCACGGCTACCCACACCTTGACGTAATGGATACGCTTGAAACCATTTGACTTCAACTGCACCTCGTTTACTAAAGCTAGGTGTTAATTCAAACATAGCAAACTGTTGATCATCTCCTTTGCCCCATATCATAACATGATTGTTTTGCATAGTAGTTGGATACTTTTGATAGACTTTTTCAATCCATGCTTTAGCAGCATTATTGTTATTAATTTGGAGTCTGACTGGTTCGTCGTTCTCAATAATGAATTCTGTTGCTCTCATTATGCACGTTCTGTTTTAAGAGTAGAACGAATAAACCATGCTTTTTTACCATATAGGTCTTGAAGTTCAGCCATGTAATTAGCAATACCTTGTTGACGTTCATTTGTAGCTTCATCAAACATAGCAACAACAAGTTGACCCAGTGTTTCACAATCTTGTAGTAACTCAACAAACATAAGTTCTGCTCTTGGCACTTTAGTTTGATCTTGAATGATACTTAGTTCAGCATACCGTGTTAAGCTACCGGGTGTATAAGCACCCAAGACTCTGATATATTCAGCAATAGGATCAATGGTTGCATTTACATCTTCGTACAATGTATTAAAGAATTCGTGATATTGCGGAAAGTTACTGCCTTCAACATTCCAATGAAAGTTTTGTGTTTTAATAGCAAATGCTTGTGTACTAGCTAATAGTACTTTTAAGTTATCTGATAACATTATTATCCTTTAGTTTTCTTTGTATTGACGTTGATAGCTTTACCACTACGATCAGGATTAGGATCTTCTCTGCGTTTTCT